TTGTTGACTAAGTATCCTTTGATACAAGAGGGTGAAAAGTTAAAGTTCACCTATCTTAAAACGCCAAATCCATTTAGAGATATGGTTGTGTCTTTTCCAACAAGACTACCAAAAGAATTTGGTTTGCAAGAATACATTGATTATGAAACACAGTTTGATAAATCTTTTGTGGAACCAGTCAGAGCAATTCTTGATTGTATCGGCTGGAAAACAGAGAAGCAATATACACTTGAGAGTTTCTTCACATGAAAAACATACGTGTTATCAGAACGGGTATTAATGTTTCAAAAATATTGAAACAGTTAAATCAATATCCAGAAGATTGGGGCAATCAAAAAAAAGTAAAGGGCACTGAACAACTTGACCATGAGAAGTACATTGTTACAACCGATGTGCTTCAATTGGTCATGGCTGGTCTTGAGAGAGAAGATCAGTTTGTAGGTGATAGTGAACTTTGTATACCAACACCGGCATATAGGCATCATACAGAAATTATAAGTTTTGTTAAAAGACACTTTAAAAAATTCTGTCGTTGTGGTTTCTTAAAGTTGGGTGTTGGTCAGACTGTCGGCAGACACATTGATGAAGGCACTTACTATTTAACGAAAGATCGTTATCATCTATCAATACAGGGTAGATATGAATACTTTGTTGGTGATGAATCCGTAATCGTTGAGCCGGGAACACTTCTCTGGTTCAATAATAAACTGATGCATGGAACATTAAACGTTGGTGATGTAGATAGAATTACTTTTGTGTTTGATGTACCACACTCAAAAAACAATCCATGATACATGTAATATTACCATTTTTAACTGCACTTGCACTGTCTGGTATTGCAGCATACTATTCAGTGATTGGTCTTGCACAGATATTTCCAGGTTCATATTGGCCTATCATCATTATGGGTTCTGTTCTTGAAGCAGCAAAACTGGTAACTGTATCATGGGTATACAATCATTGGAAAACAACATTCTCTGCACTCAAACTATATTTTCTGATTGCAGTTGTATTGTTGATGGGCATCACATCGATGGGAATTTTTGGTTATCTTTCAAAAGCACACATTGAACATTCAAGTACAATTGCACCACAAGCAGCAAAGGTAGAAATCTATGATGAAAAGATCAAAGTTATTCAATCGCAGATTGAGAGGAACAACAAGAACCTTGAACAGTATGATGAGGCTGTCGATCAAATTATGGGCAGAACGAAAGATGAAAAGGGGGCTGAAAGGGCGAACCAAATTCGTAAAGCCCAACAGAAAGACCGTGAGAGAATCATTGCTGAGACTAAGAGGTTACAAAAAGAGATACAGCTACTCACGGAAGAGAAGCTCCCTTTATCATTGGAAGTTAAGAAGGCTGAATCGGATTTGGGGCCTATAAAATATGTGGCAGAAGTTGTGTATGGCACACAAGATAGAGACTTGATTGATAAAGCAGTTCGTCTGGTAATCTTTGTAATCATTATTGTGTTTGATCCACTTGCTGTGTTATTATTGATAGCAGCAAATCAAACGTATCGTAGAATCAAAGGTGAGAGAGATGAAACGGAGCCAATTAAAAAGGTAGTAAAGAAGAAAAAACTTGACAGCACACCGTCACGCACGTTAGAATCATTCTTTGTGGATGATAAGCACACGGTAATACCAAAAGACAAAATTGCAGACATTGGAGATATGAATGAGCGTACTTGATAAACTAAAGAAAGCATCAACAATTAAAGAAACGTCGGTACTTTCTAAATCAAAGTTTTTTACCGAGAAAGATATGATTCAAACCGATGTGCCTATTGTAAACGTGGCACTATCAGGTAATCTTGATGGTGGTCTTACACCAGGTCTAACGATGTTTGCAGGTCCATCAAAACATTTCAAGACAGCATTTGCTTTGCTTATGGCAAAATCATACATGAACAAGTATGATGATGCTGTTGTGCTGTTTTATGATTCAGAGTTTGGCACACCACAAAGTTACTTTGATGCTTTTGGTATCGATACTGAGCGGGTTCTACATACACCAATTACCGATGTTGAACAGTTGAAGCACGACATTATGAACCAGTTGCAAAATATTGAAAAAGATGATAAAGTAATCATTGTGCTAGATTCAATTGGTAATTTGGCATCAAAGAAAGAAGTCGAAGATTCAATCGAAGGTAAATCTGTTGCTGACATGAGCCGAGCAAAACAGATGAAGTCGTTGTTTCGTATGGTGACACCACATTTGACAATCAAAGATATTCCAATGGTTGTGGTTAATCACACATACAAAGAGATTGGTATGTTCCCGAAAGATATCGTGGGTGGTGGAACAGGCTCGTATTACTCAGCCGATACAATCTGGATTCTTGGTCGTCAACAAGACAAAGATGGCACAGAAATCGTTGGCTACAATTTCATCATCAACGTAGAAAAGAGTAGATATGTCAGAGAGAAATCTAAAATACCCGTTACTGTATCTTTTGACGGTGGTATTAACAAGTGGTCTGGTTTATTGGATGTCGCACTTGAAGGAAATTTCGTCACTAAGCCAAGCAATGGTTGGTATGCTAAAGTAGATCAAGAAACAGGTGAAGTGTTGGAGAAAAAACGATTTGCTGATACACAAACTGAAGAGTTCTGGAAAGATATTCTTGCAGATGAACGCTTCAAAGAATTCGTGAGAAAGAAATATGAAATCACTTATAGCAGCATTCTTGGAGAAGATGCCGTTTTGGAAGAAGAAGATGAAGCCACAAATTAATGAAGACTTCACTCTTCTTGATTCTGATGATGGATTTAAAACTGGTATTGGTATTTTAAGAGGACCATATCAAGGTGTTCTTTATCATTATGGTAAAGTGAGACTTTCTGAAGAAGAAGACCATGCAAGGATGACTTTTTCTTATACAATAGTCACTTCACCCCAAATACCAATTGATGAGTTGACGCAGGACACCGAGTTTCACACACTCATTGGTGATATATTAACTGAAATTTTAACCTCAAAGAATTATGAAGCGCCTAGAGACTACGATCCTGAAGAATTTGATATTTAATGAGGACTATGCAAGAAAAATTATTCCTTTTCTAAAGAATGAATACTTCTCAGACTCAACAGAAAAAAATCTGTTTGAGGAAATCAACGAACACATAAATCAGTTCAAACATCTTCCTACTTACGAATCACTTGTCATCAATTTTACAGAATCACGTAAACTGACTGAAGAGCAGGTTAGAAAAGCAGTTGAAATGATTCGTGAAATCAACGCAGACAAGAATGATCCTACCGATGTAGATTGGCTCATCAAACAAACCGAAAAGTTTTGTCAAGACAAAGCAATCTATAATGCTATTATGAAGTCTGTTGGTATTCTTGATGATAAAGCCAACAAAGAAGACAAAGGTATGATACCAAAGTTGTTGAGTGATGCACTTGGTGTATCATTTGACAGGTCTGTTGGTCATGATTACATTGATGACTCAGACAATCGATTTGAATTCTATCATCGTCATGAAACAAAGATTCCTTTTGACCTTGATTTGTTCAACAAGATTACCAAAGGTGGTCTACCAAAGAAAACATTGAACATCGCACTTGCTGGTACTGGTGTTGGTAAATCATTGTTCATGTGTCACGTGGCAGGTTCTTGTTTGTCACAAGGTCTGAATGTGTTGTACATCACAATGGAGATGGCCGAAGAAAGAATTGCTGAACGTATTGATGCCAATCTACTCAATATCGATATTGCAGACTTGAATTCAATTTCGAAGCAAGACTATGACCGCAAGTTCTCTGCACTGAAAGTCAACACACATGGTAAACTCATCATCAAAGAATATCCAACAGCAGCAGCATCAGCATTGCACTTCCGTGCTTTGTTAAATGAATTGCAACTCAAGAAAAGTTTCAAACCTGACATCATCTTCATTGACTACCTTAACATTTGTGCAAGTGCCAGAATCAAGCCTGGTGCTAACGTAAATAGTTATTCTTATGTTAAGGCTATTGCAGAAGAATTGAGGGGTCTAGCGGTCGAGTTCGATGTTCCCATAGTATCTGCTACTCAGACTACCAGAAGCGGCTTTACAAGCTCGGATCCCGGCTTAGAAGACACCTCTGAGTCATTCGGTTTGCCAGCTACCGCAGATTTTATGTTCGCTTTGATAAGTACCGAAGAGTTGCAACAATTGAATCAGATACTAATTAAGCAACTCAAGAATCGTTACAATGATCCCAACTATTTCAAGCGGTTCGTCGTGGGTATTGACAGGGCTAAGATGAAACTGTATGATGTAGAACAAGCCGCACAAGATGATTTAATTGATGCGGGTCAAGTTGATGATAAACCCCTAAACACATTTGGTGATCGTGAACGTCAGTCTGGTATGAAAAATAAGTTTGGAGGATTCAAAGTATGAGTTACGTGAGAACATATAACAATGTTTTGCCACCAATACTTTGTCGAAACACAATAGATAAATTTGAAAAAAATACTGATCAACAAAAGTATGTTGAACTTGAAGATCATCGTTCGTTTACGGAAATCAATCTAAATCAAAACTCAGACACATGGAAAAAAGAAATAGACTATCTCATGTCTACATTGCACACCTATGTTGAAATATACAAGAAAGATGTGGGCATAGACGACATGGCTTGGCCACTGGAATATGGCTTTGAAGAATTACGAATGAAGAGATATCTTCCTAATGATAAAGACGAAATACAGTTTCATGTAGACGTTGAGAATCATGATTCCGCTCGTCGGTTTTTAGTATTTTTCTGGTACCTAAATGATGTTATGGAAGGTGGAGAAACTACATTTCAGTTGAATAAGAACGTGCCACCTAAGATAAAAGTACAGCCAAGAGAGGGTAAACTACTCATATTTCCACCTTTATGGACACATCCACACATTGCAAGTCGGCCTATAGACACAAATAAGTATATTATTGGGGGATACCTGCACTATCTGTGATAATATAAATACTCTAATAACTTGGAGGATTTATGGCTAAACTGAATGAAGGTGATGTAATTGAAGGCATTTTCACAATTGCTCTTTGTCTATATTTGGCTTATGGGAAAGTAGACAAAAGAGAACTCAACAAAATTCGCACCAAAGTTGATACTAAAATGTTTTCAACAGGGCGATTCAAATATGCCGTGGTTGAAAATCATATGCGCCAAAAAGGAAAAAACCCTCCGGACTTTTTTAACGTTCTCATGGAAATGAGATTGAAGCCCGAATCCGTTCAGGGTGCATTTGATAAAGAGTTTGATGTTTTATATAAGTCTTCAAAAGATATAGGTAAAATCGATTCAAAGATCAATCAATTGATTGCTTCATTTGATAAAGCAAGTTTTGCTATGAAGGCAAAGGGTGCGGTGGACTATTTTTTAGATAATAGTACAGGTGAAGTTGTTACATTCAAAGTTGTAGCAGATGGGATAGAGGGTGAATCATCTGGAGGTGAAGTTAAAGGTGATGTAGTCATGTCTGTGTACGCCACTAAAAAAGGAACTGATAAAAAAATAATTTCAGGCTCATTACCATTTTCACTCAAATCAGAAAGCGTTACTGTAGCTAATTTATCTCCCTATAGAGGTATGTTGGATATAGCAGATGCCGTTGGAATTAAATGGGATGCAAAAGAAAAATTTATTCGTTTAAGTAAACCTTTCAACGGGCCAATAGAACAAAAATCAAA